TACTAGGCCTGTTTGAGCTGTCTTAAGAACAGTGTCTGCTCCAATGTCTAAAACCTTAGCAGCCGATTCTAATACTTGCTGGCTAACTAAAGCCTGTTGAGCAGTAACTAAGCCTGCCTCAGCAGAGACCTTAATTGCGTTTTGAACTTCTGTGAATACCTGCTGTGTAACAAGGTCAGCTTGCTCACCAATAAGTGATGTCTCAGCTACTGTCTTTAAGGCTGTCTTTAACTCTGTAGCCGTTTGATTAACTACTAGATCATCTTGAGACCCGATAAGAAGAGTCTCAGCTCCTATCTTTGAGATATTAGCTACAGCCTCTAAGACCTGCTGGCTTACTAGAGCTTGCTGAGCAGTGATTAAACCAGACTCAGCGGCAGTCTTAATTCCTGTTTGAACCTCAGTAAGAACCTGTGTGTCTACTAGTTCTTCTTGGGAACCAATAAGGGCTGTTTCAGCACCAAGCTTAGCAGCAGTATTTAACTCTGTTGCAAGACGGATTGTAAGGAGCTTTTCTTCAGCGTTCCCTTGAAGGAACATGAACTCCTCAATCCCCATTCCTTTAAGCTCAGCTGGGAAGGAGGTAAAACTTGTAGCTCCCCCTCCATTGCGTACATGAGCCTGAGTCAAGACAGCATAACTGACCTGCTCCTCCATCATTGAGAACTTGTATAAATCCTCAGAGCCTAAAAAGCGAGACTGTAGAATACGCGAAGCTCGGATAGAGATATAACGCCTAGCCTCTTCTGGTAGGTTAACATCAAAATCTTCAAATTGAGTATCTACCGCTGTGTTAGTGTGTATAAAAACACCTGACTGACCAGCAAAGTTGGTATTAAACCACCACCCTTTACTTTGAATATCTCTACTAACTTCCTGAATAATCTGCTTAGCTAGGACAACGTTTGTTGTTGCGTTATTTGGAGCGCTTACAGGTGTTTCACCGAGACTACTTAAGCCAGTATTAATGGCATCGAGAAACGTTGTTTTAAGAGAGTTTACGTCAGGCATATTATTATATTAAAATTAAGGTTTACTCTCCACGTACACCAGTAGAAGCAAAGGAAGCATTAGATGCTGTGCCGTCTTCTTGGATGTGGATTGTATAAGTTGAATAACGAATGTTGTTAGTGTCATCTACAACACGACTGCGTGTTACTTTAAGACGGTTGGAAGTTGTAGCTGCTGCGTCATCTTTAGCATCATAAGCTTTATAAAGAGCTTCTGCTAGGGCGAGGTAAACCGAACGGACATCGCCTGTATTAGGTTGTAAGTCGGCGTCAGTTACACCGACATCAGTTAAGATTGAAGTTAAATCAATGGTTACACCATCTGAGGTCACATTGTAACCGTAGGGGCTTAGCCAGTCGCTGGGGTTATTAACTGTAGTGCCTATTGAGAAGTCTGCCATAATTGTTTTTGATTAAAGTTAGTTAGAAAGAAAGGGTTTGTGTGTATAAGTGTGTATAAGTATAAATAAAAAAGAGCCCCCAAAAGGGATAGACCTCAAGGGGGCTCAGAGAGTTAACTACAATTAAGCAGTTGGTACGACTTGAACAGCACACTCAGGGCGAAGAACGCCATGGCCCATTGCATATTTAGCAACGAACAGTGTACCTTGACGCTCGATCTGATAATCAGACTCGGTAGCAAGATCAAGAAGCTTGACTGTACCGATAGCTTCCTTGGTTCCAGCGATGAAGCCTTTACCAGTGCTGCCTGTGAGGCCGCTGAAGTCACCGTTGTAACCTGCACCAGCTCCACCGAATACATCGTTCAGCGAAGTACCGTCACCAGTAGTTGTAGCAGATACATCACCAAGAGCGATGATGTCGGACAAGTGGTTAGACTTGAACAACTTAATACCAGCAACCATTGGGATCGACCCAGCAGCTACGTTACCACCGAGACCGAAGTCCTTGCTGATAGCAACGTTATCTGTAGTGAGCAAGGTGTAGTATTGCTCAGGAGTGAGGATCGCATAACGACCTTCATCTGGTGCATCATTCTCGTCAAGAGTTTGAGCAACAGCGAACAGAGCGTCGATGAGACCTGCAGCAGTGTTGGTAGTTGCACCAGTAACGGAAGCGCCGCCCTTGCCACCAGTGATAGTAGCAGCCGAACGTGCAGCACCGAAGAGAGTCTTCATTGTAGCAATGTCGAAACGCTTAGCGAGTGCCTTACCGAGTTCTTGAGCGTAGATACTACGAACGTCGTAGTGAGTCTTAAGCTCGTCGATGTTAGCAAGGAACGTGGAAGAGACCAACACATCATCGATGGTGATAACCTTCTCGTTCTTCTTGATGTCAGACAGGTAAGCGTTATCAGCTTCGATAAGCGATTGACCTGCTGTGTGATAACCAGCTGTTGCGATTCCTGTTACAGGGAATTGAGCAGACTTGCCGTTTTGGATAGTACGCACCATGTGCAGATCCTTCATCACATTCGATTCCTCGAAAGTGGTTAGAATCTCACCAGAGAATACTTTGAGAAACAATGCATCTGCACTGCCTGCTCCGTTGATTTGACCGACGCGATTTGCGCTGAGGTCTACGTTATTTGAGAACGCCATAATTTATTTTTCCTTTATATTAGTTATTGTTTTGTACCTATTGGTACGAGTAGTTGTCCTTTTCTACTTTGGTTTGCTAGGCTAAGGTTCCCTGACGCATCAGGCCTTCCGCTACTGCAGAGCTTCTTTGGACGAAATTTATTTAGAAGATATCTGAAACAGATAATCGTTGTTCAACACTAGCACGGAATGCTGGATCGTTTTTATAGCGAGCATCCTTCATTGCCTCTGTAATCTGAGCTGTTGAGCTGTAAGGCTTCACACCTGTACCGCTTGTGCCTCCTTGCATAAGTTGTGGGGGCTTACCGCCCGCTGCAAGGAACTGAGCGTAAAGACCTTTAACAGCCATCTTTGCTTGATCAACTGAGGCTCCCTCTACTATAGCGTTAAATGCATCTACATCCCCGTCTGAAAGATTCTCACCTGCCCATTCGGTCATTGCATTGTAGTTAGCATTACCGCCTACAGTATCTTGAACTTCGGAGGCTTGTCCTAGTGCAATAGCTTCTTGACCGCGGATGTAAGTTTCAACCATGTCCCTAGGAATACCTGCTTTTTCCAAAGCAATAAACGTCTTGTCTGAAAGCTCACCGCGCTCGTCGTATTCACTATTAGCTTTGCCAATTGCCTTGTCCATTTGAGGAGAAAGCTCATTATCAGTCTCAGCTTCGCTGGGGTTTTCTTCATTAGTTGCGCTCTCATTGGTCGGTGTGTTCTCTCCTAGTTTAGATTGTAATTCGTTGTATGCTTTAGCTAGTTCTTCAGGGCTTTTAAACTTATCATCCAGCCATTGTGGACGCTCTTCCGCTTGTCCGTTTTGTTGCTGAGCTTCCGCTTGCATTGCTTCTTGCTTCTCTAGGGAGATGTTTTCATCTTCCGTTGATTCGTTAATGACTACTCGTTCCATTTTTTATTCCTCGCTTATTGTTGTTCTACTGTTGGTTGGTTTTGTTGTTGGTCAGAGATAGCCTTAATTCCTTGTGGCCCTAGGCTCTGTACCATCTGCATCTGTTGAGCTTGTTGTTGTTCTGCTTCAATCTCCTCTTGTGTCTTAATCAAACCAGCGGTCTTGATCCCCAAGGCTGTAGCACGGCGTGAGAAGTATTCAGCTACGTTTACAAATTGTGCTGTGGCGTCAGGCCCTACGACTTGACTAGCTCCTGCAAGGAACATGTCCAGCTTTTGTAGATCATTACCACGACCAAGAGCCTCAACGCCTGTAATGATAACAGGATTAATAAGATCTTTAGGAAGCTTAGGTAGTGCCTTACGTTTATTCATAACCGTCATAATACGGTTAACCATAGGAAGTTGAAGCTCGGTACTTAAGAGGGAATACAAACCACCGAGGGCTGTCTCAAGTTCCATACTAAGCATGCGGATCTCTTCAGCGGTAACTCGTTCAGCATTACGAACCACACCAGAGGTAAGAAGGAAAGCATGACCTAGTCGGTCTTTGATTGTTGCAATAGTTTCTTGAGCTACACGAAAGTCATTAAACTTGTTAAGCTGCAGGACTGAAACATCCTGAGCATTTCCCTGTGCGATAGCGCCATTAGGGGATTGAGCTAATGTAGCTGCGCGTGTCGTTCCATTAGGATTAACAAGGAACAAGACCTTAGCAGCAGCGGCTGATCCTTCAACAATAGCTTGTGTAAGTTTCTCAAGCGACTGCATATCTCCTAGATACTCTTCGACATATCCTCGACCGTAGTTCTCACCATCAACACGGGAGAAACGTAAAGGGATAAACGGATTCTTATCCAAAGGATAGAAGCCTTCCGAGGAAGGGATTAACTCACCGTTAATATCTTGGTAGACACGCCATCCATTTTCTTTACGACACACAGCCGTGTAGACGTGCAGGTCATCATTGGGCGATTCACTAGAAGCACCGACAACCGCTCTCATTTCTTCTGATAAAGCAGCATAGGAAATTGTTTCCTTTGTAGCTACATAAAGAATGTTACCCATAGGGTCACGCTCTACAACATAACGATCAAGGTGGAAGATGCGCACACCACCTTCGTCAGGTAGGTATACCAGAGCATTACCTGCAATGATAAGATGCTTAAGAGCTTCATGGAGAGCTACGCGATAACTCTCTCTACTAACCTCATCCATTACAGCCTCTTCAACTTGTTGGAGGGCAGTCTCAATACCGCTAATTACTTCGTCTGGTGATCCTTCAGCTTGTAGTTTGTACTTGTCTATATTAAGACGAAAGAAAGGGGCGTTGGGGGGTAAGAGTGCCAACAGTAGTTTAGATGCGAGGTTGTTTACTCCACGCGCCCCAACGCCTTGAAAGGGTGTTTCGAGCCGCGAGTGGCTATTAAAGCCTTCGTCAGGCATCACATAAGGAATAGTCAGTTTAGAACACTGTCTAGCTCGGTCGAGGTAGCTCCACCGCTGTCCTTCTAGTTTGTGATATAGTTGCTGAGCTGTTCCGTTATACATAAAATTTATTTAACTTGAGATGAACCAAAGTAGAAACCGACAATAGCTAAAGCTGTTTGACGGATCTCTGGTAGAATTACAAAACCTTGGACTGTAGACCACTTAACTCCCTTGAAGAACCCAAGGAAACCAGTTGTTTCTTGTTGGACGCTAATACCAATACTGGTGAAAGCGAAGATGAATGGGGCTAGTACGATTGCGAAGATCACAGCGAACGTAATGAACCTGCGCATATAAACACCACCACGAGCATTAGCTTTGTCGGCTGACTTATCAGCAGCAACCTGCCGCTGGATCATACGATCAAAGAGTCGTGCTTGATTCTCCGACTGTGCCGCGATCATCTTCATTACAAAGCCGCTCACGCCGCCGCCTAACATTGCTAATAGTTCTGGTGTCATAATATTATTTTTTAAAGATATGCCACCAAGCGATGGCTAAGGATGCTACTCCTCCGCAAAGTAATGCGAAGATACTAGCTAGTTCATTTGCGCTAGAAATAGACGCTGTCATCTGAGCTACGCCTAGCGTTCCCCAGATTTTAAAATGTTCAAACAACTGGCCGCTCATTATTCAGGGCCTCCTTCTTCTTCAACGGCCAGATAGGAATCAACTAGAGCTAACTCTTCTACATCATCTAGATCGTATTCTAGTACATTTAATACCCACTTACCATCCGCAGTAGGGACAGGCTCGGTTAACCAGCGTGTTCCCATACCGTCTGTCCAGTATGAAAAGTCGTGGTACTTGCCCTCTTCGTCTGCACGTTCGATGGCTGCTTCTTCAGTTTCGTATATTAGATACATGATAATTAAGGTCTAACAACTACTAGACCAGCAGGTACTGTAGGGGTGTAGACTCCGTGTTGATTGTTAATGTTGTCTTCGATAGCCTCACGATTAGCTGACTGGTCACCGTTAAATATAATTACTTCAGAAATAAGTAGGTCGAGGGCAGTGTTAGTATCCCAACCGAAACGACCGCCTACTTTATAAGGGAGAGATAATGTGCCTACATCTCCAGATACTCCTAAAGTTCCATTTTCATATACATTAGCTCCAACTGGTTTGCTAAGAGCAGTAATAAGTTTAGGCCCAGTTACAGCGGGTAGGGGCGTAATAATTGAGCTACCGTGGTACAAACGAATACCGCCATTCAGCATTATTCCTAGACCGCGCCCAGCTGCGCCGCCTAATAGAGGTCTATGAGTAGCACTTGCTCCTGCTAAATCCTCACAATAAACGAACGAATGCACGCCCGTGCTTAGCGGGATACCGCCTGCTACGGTAAGCTGGTCATCATCGTCTTTATTGAAAGACAAGCTAAATTGACCAGCAGTATTCGTAATTAGATTACCTTGGTCTACAATCTTAGGCTGCTTGCTGGCTGTAGGTTGTGCAATATCTTTGACGTTCCCGCTCTGGTCATACCAAGTTGATACGAAACCATCTACTTCATTGTTACCAGTATCTATACCTGCTGGCAGATCGATGTTGTAGTAATCCCCCATGTTAGAGGTAATTGTGTTACGGTCATCTGTCTTATTACTGGTATAAATAACAATCTCAGAATAGGTTCCAACTATATTTGCAATTGAACCAACGCCGTTACCGCCTGCTTCTGTGGTAGACTGTTCAACCAGCGCGACGCCGTCTGTGTTTATACTAATACTAGAATCTACGGTTTGGAAATTTACTATAATCTGTTGGTTTGGGTGCGCTCCTCCATATACAGGGCCACCGCTATGCGACATAACTATATTGCCGTTACCTTGTCTACCTGCATACGGAAGACTATCAGCAGTAGCATTGCGGTAGATATAAGAGCCCCCTACTGTAGTCTTATAAACAGCGAAGGTACTAGTATCCCCACCAATAATTGGTTTATCTATAATAAGATTATGAGAAGTGTCTCCTACTTTAATAGTCGGCTTACCATTCTCAAGCACCTGCTCGCCAGCCTCGACAATATACTGTTCAGGGCCGACATTGGCATCATAAACAGCGTGGTTGCTGTTGCCTGATTGGTCATAAAGTTTCGTAACATACCCGTTTCCTGTAGAGGTGTCTAGGGTTACCCAAGATAGCATAGTACCGTCAGCAACCTCAGCAGCTGTAAAGGATTTTAACTCAGCATCGAGACCTCGATAGACCTCTACCACAGGGCCTGTGTAAGAATCACTAAGGTTTCTTAGGCTATATGCAACAGCGAGGCCATCACCCCAAATCGTCTGCATACCGCTACCGAGGACTCCATTAGCTTGTCCAACAGTGTCAGTCCAAGCAGAAGCTCCTACACCAGTGTAAGCGTGGTCAATTGTGCCATTACTTGTTAAATCAATCTTGAGGTCAAATAGTATACCAGCAGTGTGGTAAATATTCCAAGACGGATAGACCATTAGTTTCAAGTCGTTGCCATTAAATACAAAGTTTTCAATTCTAACTTCATGCACTTGTTCCCCTACTAATGCGTTGTATGCGTCTAGTCTAGTTGGGCAAAGAATATCATCAATATATAATTCACTGCCACTGCCAGTGATGGCGGGGGAGCTGCTACCAAAAATACCTGCTGATGTGTAGAAAACAGATTTACCGCCGCAGTCTAGTAAAGCTCCGAAGTTAGGGATAGCCGCATGGTTATCTACAACAACCTTAAACGTAACTCTAGCTGTTGTGCTTACAGTCGATACAGGAATTGAAACTGTTGATTCTGGGCTTGCCCCATTAAAGTACGCATACTGTTCTGTGGGATTCATACCCGCAGCTATAAGAGACGTACTGTTATCAAGGGGTAAATCTGTAGAAGCAGTGACCCAGTCCGTTAAGCGTGGAAGTTCTTTTGCTGTAATGTCTTTCTCTTTATTATCGCTAGAGCGACGAACACGTACAACCTTGTTTGGCCCCTGACCGTCATTAAGGTCACGAAGGCTCCAAGCGGCTGCAGCCCCGCCTACTACTTTACTTAGTAATGGGCGGGACTGTCCTGCTTTGTCTCCAGTTTTATAACCAGAGACTGTTCTGTCTACTGAGATGTCAGTTGATCCTCCTCCCGCTTCTACCCGTGTCATGGTTCTAACACCAGCGAAGGGTTCTCGATTGAAGGTGAGCGTTTTATCTGCACCACCTACGGTCGTTACGGTAAGAGTCTTATCTGCCATCTGTTATTTAATAGTTAATGTTTGCTCCAGAACCGCCTGATCCTGTATTTACGGTAGCGCGACGTACAGTTAAAGATGAAGCGCCCCTTCGTTTAACCTGCTTTCGTTTCTTAGCAGCAGCATTATCTACTCGTTCAGCTACTGGTTCAGGCGGTGGGGGAGGTGCTGGTGGTGGTACTGGATCGGGAATTTTAGGTTTTGAGCCCATAGTATTTATTTTAGTTTAGTATTAAGAACGTTTTCGTTCTGGATTTCGTACTGAGATTTAAGAAAACTGATAACAGATCGCTGGCCGTAGTGATAATTAAGCTCACTGATTCTTTCAGTAGGCGGGAAATCAATAACAGGAAAGCGATCTTCAAGAGCTTGAATAAAAGCAATAGTTACGTTTGGAAAGTCTTGTTCATTCATATACGTGTCCCCTATATTATAAGTCGTTTAGTTCTTTTGGTAGTTTACCTTGCTCAATCCATTCGCTGGTCTGGGCTAGACACATCACGTTCCAGATGACAGCTCCGATATGTTCTTCAGATTTGTCTCCCTCCATGAATTGCCATAGGTGTCGATAGGTAGAATCAATATAGCGGCTAAGAGGAATACCCTTAGTCCAGTTACCTCGACCATACTTCTCAGCTCCATCTTCAAAGCGCCGAGACACAGCGCGTAAGGCTGCGATAGGGATGAGGCTTGGTGTCCCCTTGCCACGCATTGCGTCACGAACGGCCCCAGTGGTAAACTCACTGCGTTCTCCGCTGTCTGGCAGTCTAGGTTGTTCAGTCATTTAAAGGTGTCCAGTTAATATCTTCAATGGTTCTCAAGATACGAGAAAGCTTGGCATTTATAATACAATCTTCAGTGGTTTGTCCAGCCTTTTTAAAAGCTTTAAGAACACTGACCCACGAATCTCCATGAGTATCCAACCATTTAGCAGCTGTCTTTTCTCCAAACCCTTTTGCTCCTTTGAAGTTATCGGTTGTGTCTCCTACCATAGTCTGAAGGCGTAGGTTGTAATCAGCAGCTGCTACAGTGATGTGCATTAGCTTGTCTTTACGGTACAGGTTACAAGGTACAGTGAGGAAGTCTTTATCTACAGCCCAGATGATCTTGTCCTTCTGCTCACAGGCCCAGATACCTAAGAGATCATCGGCCTCGATACCTTCATGTATCTCAGCTCCGTACTCCTCTGTTAGGTAGCTCTTGCAGTAAGATAAGCCAAGTGGTTTACGTGCTGTTCTGTTCGCTTTGTACTCTGGCAGAAGGTCTAAGCGGAAGTTAGTCTTACTGGTTAGTGCTACCTTAATCTTAGTGGCTTTAGTATCCCTCTTCGCTTTGATGATCTGTTGATCTAAAGCTTTCCTGAGATCCTGTTCAGAAGTACAGAGACTGATAGTATCAGAGTCCCACTTGAACTCCTGCTCACAAGCAAAGGCTGTGCGATACGCTATCTCGTCACCGTCTATTAAGACTGTTTTTTCATTAGTATGCATGATGTGTTTTTAATTATAGTTCTCATTGGTATTAAGGTGCATTGATCTTTCTTTCCTTTGCGCTGGTAGCGGTAAAGGTGTGCTTCCCCTACGTTATTCACAATAATATCTTCGACAAGTTCTTCGCATAAAGCAGCTAAGTCTGCACGAGGAACAACGACAAAGTCACGCGCTCTTTCAAAAGCAATGTGAGTACAGTCTCCATAGACCCAGCCTTTCTTACCGCTGTTCCCTACCAGTTCTACCCAAACAAATTCATCTTGGATAGCACCAGCACGGGACAAACGCTTACGGGCTTTAACATCTACAGCGCCTTCAACTGACACAAAGAAATCAATGTGTCTAATCTGATCCTTAAACCCAGTAGCTGTAGCTGAGGCTCCAAAGTCCTCAACAGCTTTGGAGAACAACTGCTCAGCTGTGCCTCCCATTACGCTGCATGATCCGTCCTTGTCGTGCTTGTGTCTGTACATATTAATGAGTCTCTGACCAGTTGTTTCCTATTTTATATTCCCCATCTAGTGGGCAGTTGAATTTCAAAAACCTGCCAGCATTTTCCAAAGCTTTAACAAAGGAGGAACCTAAAGAATCGGCATGCTCTTTAGCACAGCTGAACTGCACTTCGTCATGAATGTTAGCATGTAATTCATAAGGATGCTTAGCTAGTTTAACAAACTCTATTAAAGCCTGCTTCATAACAACAGCACCAGCAGATTGAAGTAGTAGATTCAAAGCACTGTGCGGTGAGCGGCAGGGAAGTACACGACTATCTAATCCGTTAAGCTCTTTAGTTAACTTAACACGTCTATCGACGGCAGTAACCAAGCTCTTAATAGCTGGAGTCTTACTAAAGAAAGAAGCCTTCAAACGTTTACCGTCAGCGCTGTTCCCGTTTACAATAGAACCAATCTTAGCATCGCCTGCTCCGTACAGGAAAGCGTAGATGAAAGTCTTAGCTTGGTCTCTGTTGTCTAGTCCCGCTGCTTTCATGTTAGCTGTGTGGATATCACCCTCAAGGATCTCACGCGCGTAAGCTCCCTTGTCCCACTTGTATAGATAGTGAGCGAGGCAGCGCAGCTCTAGGCCAGAAGCATCAGCCCCCACTAGTACCTTACCACGAGGAGCGCTAAACAACGCACGGCATTCAGTACCATAGGGAGCCCGACCTGCAGGGACTTGGGCTACATTAGGATGACTATGTGTACAACGACCAGACACTGCTCCGTTTGTATTCACGCTGCCGTAGATACGATCATCCTTAACTAGCTTCAGCCAAGCTTGGTTACCTTCACTGATTTGACCAAGGCGTTTACTTATGAGTAGATACTCACATAGCTGTAGCGCTTCGGGAGTACCAATCTCTTTAAGGACAGGCTCGTTGATAGCAGGTCGTTTACCTTCGTAAGCAGCTGGCTTCCACCCTTGCTCCATTAAGCGCTCAGAAATCTGATCCCTGCTGTTAGGGTTAAAGGCTGTTAGCTTTTGTTTGCACCTGCCCTTTACAATATCTTTAGCTTTATACTTCTTAGCTATAGCTGCCTTCTTAGACTCCCACTCCTTACCATCTGGTGTGTTCCAGTAAGTAGTCTTCATGTCTACACTGGTAGGGCCGAACAGCTCTTGGAGATCTTGCTTCAGAGTCACACGAGTAGAGGTCAGCTTACCACACAGTGCTTCGGCTTTATCTATATCAAAAGGAAAACCATTAGCCTGCTGCTTTCTAATTATCCTAGCAAAGGCGTGTTCGATGCTAAGCATCTGCAGGCTAGGGTTAGACTTCATCAAGTGATTGTAAAGAGCCTGAGTAACTACTACGTCCTGCTTGCAGTACTCAATCATCTCAGGAGTACATACCTCCCACGTTTCTTGCTCGCCGTGTTCGTCCTTCATTACACCTAAGCGATGGCCCCAAGCTTTTAAACTGTGACTGCCTACAAGCTTAGAAGGAAACTCCCTACGTTTAAAGTCATTCTCACGTAGATCTGGGAAGATGCAACGCGACATGACTAAAGTATCCAAGACGTTTGCATGGCGAAAGCCGTACAGTTTAGCAAGGCAAGGCAAATCAAAAGAGATAATGTTATGTCCTACTACGTAGTCAGCCTTAGCCATCACAGATAGTACCTTCTTAATCTCTTCAGGTGTGGTAGCTGTAAGCATTCGCTGCTGCTCTGTATCATAAGCACACAGTACAAACACTTTCTTAAGATCGGAGAGTCGATCCCAGTCTTCTATTCCGTTAGTTTCAATATCGAAGAATATCATATTATAGATCCAGTGGTTTTGATTCGTTGAGTCGGCCATTAGAGATATCGAAATCTAGATAACACGCAAGACC